GGTGACAAGTAACAATCGTTTTTATGTAGCAGATAGTTCTTGGCATAATTCTCTTCTTATCAATATTCCTCCAACAATTAATATTGCAAACTACGACAGTGTTCTAACTGATAGTCAAAGTTTGACTATGACTATTGAAGTGACAGATAGTTTTGAAAATCTTGATATTATTTCGTTTAATGCTGTTCTTTCGCCCCCAAATATTACCGATAGTGCTGTATTAAGTTTTTCTCGTGACTCAAGTGTGGTTGCACTTGCGATGAATCCGGATTCTGCAAGTTCGAATATTGGTTCATTCATAATTACATTTAGTGCAAATGATCAAGTAAACTTATCAACATCAGTAAAATCATTTTCGATTGACAGAGGATTTGTAGTAGAACCATTATCACAAATTATCAGTTTATCTGGTTCTACTATAATAAATGCGGATAGTGATCTTACTGGCGGTACTTTTTCGTTGGTGGGTGGTGATGTAGTTTCTGAAAGTGGTGGTGCAGTTACTGCAACGATTTCAGGTGCTACTTTCTTAGGCGGAAGTGTTACTGATCTTGGCACTTTGGTTGCTGCTGGTGCTGGCGATCAAGGGACAGGATATTTTGGTCTCAATCAAGATGGAACATTTAACAATGATCAGATTGGTAAAGTTGTAAATTTAGGTAATAGCAATTCAACTGCTGCTTCTCGATTCAGAAGTGGAAATGCTTCTGGCGGACAAATTATAACAGGATATACAAACCAATCTTTTTCTTCTACGTCAACTTCAAGTTATGGAACTAGATTGTTTTTTGGATTTGTTCCTAACGCTGATGCTTATGGAGGTTTGTTGTATGCTCAAAGTTGGGGTTCTCTCGGCACAGCGATACCAACTGGCACTGCGTTTACATTTAATTCAGACGGATCTGGTGCAGTAACTAACTCATATGCAGCAGTAACTACTAGGCAAGGAAAAACATGTAAAACCCATAATCCTGCTCAGCTTACTTTATTTACATATGTCGGTGTCAATATCACATATTGGAATGGTCGTTATAATTATATGGAATACACTAACACTTCTGGTGTAACATATTTCAGATGTCAATATAACAGAACAAGTCAGTTTTCTGCTGGTGCTTTAATTTTTGGAACAGACAATAATCCTACAGCACAGGATGTAATCGAGTGTAATCATCTTGTTGTTCACTCGTCATCTTATAATGCGGGTACAAATGAGACTACTGTCTATTGTGGTAATCAATATAATCGATATATAAACACTTTAAAAAAAGGCGGAGGGTTTGGAGCTACACATACATTTACCACAGGAGCGGTAAGTCCATCGGTTAACATTGGATTCCGTGTATCTAATAATGCCCAACCTGTTTATTATTATCAACATACGTCCACTACAAATAACAGTGGTATGGATTTAGAATATGGCGATAATCTTGCTGGTAATAACATTACGAGTTACGAAAATTTAACCCTTTATCAATCTACATCATCAACTGTAAATTATTATAAAGTGGCAACTACGCCATCTCCTGCAGGTGACGGTACAAACATTGCTCTAGGGACTGGTAATGCTGGCAGTAGTATGTACGCATGGCCGAACGAAACAAAAATTACAGTCGATGATAATACAGGATTGACTGCTGGCAAATTTTTACAGAAGAAAACATAATGGGTAGAACAAGAGACATAGCAGCAATATTAGGTAAGACAGAAATTACCAACTCGAATAATGATCGTATCCTCACAATTGATGATAATGGATTTATACAAGATTCGAGTTATATAACATCACTTGCGAGTAGTACTGGGTTGGCTTTTTTTGAAACAGTTGATTCATTACCAACATCATCACTAACAGCGGGAGATGAAGCATTTGTTGCTGACTCAAATAAATACTATATTTCAAACGGTTCAGTTTGGTATGGTCGTGTAATGGTAGATAGTTTAGGATAAGGCAATGGGAAGATCGCGTGACATAGCAGATATGCTCAGTAATACTGAGATCTCTAATACTGAAAATAAAAGACTTCTTAATGAGGCATCAAATGTTGGTGTTGATTCAGCATATGTTGACGGAGTTGTTGGACAATCATTATCATTTCTTTCTACTCTTGATTCTTTGCCGATTACTTCTCTTCAAGTCGGTCAGCAAGCATATGTAAGTTCAAATAATCGTTTATACATATCTGATGGTTCTGGTTGGTATCATACATCAGAGTTTGAAGTATAGAAACATATAAATAGTCAAAAGACTTTTTAACTTGGAGACTATTTTATGGCAGTTCCATCATCTAGACAAGATTTAATAGATTACTGTAAGCGAAGATTAGGTGATCCTGTTATCGAAATAAATGTAGACGATGATCAGATAGAAGATCGCGTTGATGAAGCATTACAATATTATCAAGAGTATCATGTAGATGCTACCGTCCGCACATATTTGAAACACCTCGTTACTTCTACAGATGTTGCAAACGAATATATCCCCCTTTCTAGTAATGTTCTCACAGTAACTAAGATGTTTCCTATATCATCTTCTTTTAATTCTTCTTTTAATTTTTTCGATATAAAATATCAAATGATGCTTAATGATATTGCTGACCTGCAAAACTTCGCAGGGGATTTAGCATATTATGAGCAGATGCAACAATACTTATCTTTATTAGACGTAAAATTAAACGGAACGCCACAAGTTCAGTTTTCGCGGCATCAGGACAGACTACATGTATTCGGTGATTTTAAAGATGGTGATGTTAAAGCAGGTGAATATATCATCGCAGAGATTTATACGATTATAGATCCAGATGAACATACTTCAATTTATAACGACTTATGGTTAAAGGAATACACAACCGCACTGATCAAACAACAGTGGGGTGCTAACTTAATCAAATTTGAAGGTGTCCAACTTCCTGGTGGAGTAACATTTAATGGTCGTCAAATTTATGACGATGCTACAACTGAAATTCAACAACTAAGAGAAAGAATTAGGTTAGAGTTTGAAATGCCACCTGATTTCTTCTTAGGATAATTTTATGGCGAGAAATTTTTACTTTTCAGAAAAAGTAAGATCTGAAATGAATCTCTATGAAGATCTAGTCATAGAGGCACTGAAGATATATGGGCAAGACCTGTACTATCTACCAAGACATATCGTTAATGAAGATACGTTACTTGGTGATGATCCTACTTCTAAATTTTCTTCTTCCCATAAAATTGAAATGTATATTGATAATGCCGAAGGTTTTGATGGAGAGGGTGATCTCTTCACTCGTTTTGGTGTAGAGATACGTGACGAAGTTACTCTGGTTGTTTCTAAGTCTAGATTTGAAACCCAAGTCCGTAGAATGACAACTAGCGGTATTACTATAGATCGTCCTGCCGAAGGTGATTTAATTTGGATGCCTTTAACAAATAAAATGTTTGAGATCAGGCATGTAGAACATGAACAACCGTTTTATCAGATTGAAAATTTACCAGTCTATAAAATGCGTTGTACTTTATTTGAATACACTGGCGAAGACTTCGATAATCAAATTGATGATATTCAAGATATCGAAAAGAACTTCTCATATCTTTATAAAGTATCACTTGCTGCGCCAAAGAAAGCAACTGCTTCACTGATACAAGATAGCAATGGGGTCGCTTCTATAAGTCTAACTCAGGGTGGAACTTATTATACAACTCCTCCTACGATTGCATTTATTGGCGGCACAACTTCTGACTCTGCTAATGCAACCGCGACAGTCAGTGGCGGTGCAGTAACAAGTATCACCCTTACAGATAGTGGGACTTATACAACTGACTCTGCAATCACGATTCAGTTTATCGGTGGATCTGCTATTGATAGTGCTTACAGTATTGGTGACAGCGTTGGTCAGACTATCGCTGGTGGCGTGAAGATGAGTGGTGAAATACAAAGAATACAACTAGATTCTTCCGGTGATTCAAGCGTTCACTTATTCCTATCAAATGTTGGTGCTGACGATGGTAAGTTCCATACATTTGTCGTTGATGCCGATATTATAAATAACACGCTCGGAGCAGTTACAGGATTATCAGCGAATGCGGTCAGTGAAATAAATAATATATCTGCTACAGAGCAAAACGATGAATTCACAAAACAATATGTAGATGATTTTATCGACTTTACTGAAAACAATCCTTTTGGTGATCCGGAGAATCAATAATGTTTGGTACATACTATTATCATGAAAAGATCCGGAAAACAGTTTCTATATTTGGTAGATTGTTTAATAACCTTTATGTCGTTAGATTAGATTCTAATGGAACGGTTTTAAATCAGCAAAAAGTTCCTTTGGCATATGCGCCAAGACAGAAGTATCTTGATAGAATCCGTACAAATCCAGACCTATTAGAAAATTCTCAGGTTGCTCTTAAACTTCCTAGAATGTCGTTTGAGATTACTAGCATAGCATATGACAACACTCGTCAATTGACGAAAGTAAGTAATTTTAAAGCACTTGGATTAACTAGCAACGATAGACAAAAGTTTTATTCACCTGTTCCTTACGAAATTGGATTTCAGTTGAACATTATGGCGAAGAATCAAGATGATGCTTTGCAACTTGTAGAACAGATTTTACCAACTTTTAATCCGCAGTACACACTAACGATCAAACCATTTTCTACTGAATATCCAAATTTTACTGAAGATATTCCAATTATTATACAAGGTGTTTCTTTCTCTGACGATTTTGATGGAGACCTATCTACTCGAAGAACTATTATATACACTTTAGATTTTCAAATGAAAGTTTCGTTTTATGGTAATATTTCTTCTGGTGGTATTATTCGTTCTTCTATAGCAGATGTATTCTTAATGGATCAAGGTGCTGGTCAAGATTCTGACGTAAAGATTGAAACAATTACGGTTACTCCAAACCCAACTTCTACGATAGGGTTGGATGATAGTGACTTTGGTTTCACCACAGATATAGATTTAACATATGATAGCGGTCTATCATAACAGGAGATAAGAAATGACTATCATACTAAGGTCATCTAAAGGTTCTACATTAACGCATGCAGAAATGGATAACAACTTTGATGAGTTGTCAAATAGAGTGCTTTTGGGTGCTCCTCAAGTCGAAGCGTTAATAGATTCAGCATATGTACAAGCAAGACAAACAGATGTGGGTTTAGATTCTGCTGCAACAATCAATCTGATTGATTCAGCATATGTAACTAATATTGTTCAAACAGCACCAGCATCACCAGTTTTACAAGCATTCAATGCTGCAGATAGTGCGACATATAATCAGTTCGGTGCGGGAACAGTAATATTCTTAAATGATGGGGATAACGGTTCTGCTTGCCTTGCTGTTAAAGATAGTGCTAATGGAGACTTCAAAATTGTGTCATTTGGAGTAGCGCCATCATCAGGTGGTGGAGGTTTCTAATTTATTATGAGTGAAGATAGTAATGTAAAAAATGATTACGATTATTCTCGGGACACTTACTACGAATTAATTGAAAAAGGTAAAGAGTCTCTTGAGATGATGGTAGAGGTTGCGCGTGAAAGTGAACATCCTCGTGCTTATGAAGTGCTATCAGGTATGATAAAAAATATATCAGACGTCAATGATAAATTGATGGATCTGAATAAAAAACAAAAAGATATAAACAAAAGCGAAGACGTGAAACAAGTCGAAAATCAGCAGAATAATTATTTCCTTGGATCTACTGCTGACATTCAAAAACTTTTACAAGAAGATGATGCTATAGATGTTGAACCAGAAAGAATCGTATCTCGGGAATCCTAATGTAAAACGTGACGGTGTTCTTCAACAATGGACACCTGATTTACTCAAGGAATATAAGAGATGCATGAAAGACCCAGCATATTTTTGTGAGGAATATGTAAAAGTAATTGCACTTGATTCGGGTCTTGTTCCTTTTAAATTATATGATTATCAAAAAAATATGTTCACCCAATTTGAGGAGAATCGTTTTAATGTTGTTCTCGCATGTCGTCAATCTGGCAAGTCAATATCCGCCTGCGCGTACCTCCTCTGGTACACACTATTCCACTCTGAAAAAACGGTCGCAATCCTCGCTAACAAAGGTGCCACTGCGAGAGAAATGTTATCGCGTATTACGCTCATGTTGGAAAATATCCCGTTCTTTCTTCAACCAGGATCCAAAGCACTCAATAAAGGTTCTTTGGAATTTAGTAATAACTCACGGATCCTTGCGGCTGCAACAAGTGGTAGCTCTATTCGTGGTATGTCAGTTAATCTTCTATACTTGGATGAGTTTGCTTTCGTAGAACGTGCTGC